GAGATGATAATTCATGTAGTTGGGGGGTCATCGATGTTGATCGCTACAATATACAACATAAGGAAGTTATATCAGTTATACGGAAAAGGAAATACCCTCTCGTCCCGTTCAGATCAAAATCCAACGGACTCCATTTAATTTTATTTACTGATGGTGTTGTTGCAGCATCATCAATGAGGAAAAAATTATTAGAAATAGCGTCTGACTTAGGTGTTAATGATACAACTACTGACATTTATCCTGCTCAGGATGAAGTTGATTTAACACCTGAAAGTTGGGATCAAAAAAGAAAAGGTAATTTTGTAAATTTACCTTACCAAAAAGCACACATGACCACCAGAGTTTGTATGGATAACGATGGTAACTCAATTAAGCTAGAAGATTTATTTAAGTTTGTATCAGAATATAGACTTACTCCTTCACAATTTAAAAAATTAAAAGTATTTCAAGATGATGAAACAAAAGATTACCCACCTTGTGTAGTTAATTTTATGAAAAATAAAGTTAACAAAGGTGAGGGACGTAANGATGCTATGTTTAATGTAGCTGTGTTAGGTAAAAAAATAAATCCAGACCCTGTCATGTATGAAGATTGGACTCGTATTATGATGTCTAAAGTTTGTAGTGAACCACTCCATCCGCAGGAGTTAAATAATATTTTTAAAGGTGTTGAGAATAAAGAATACACTTATAAATGTAAAACATCTATTGCACGAATGCATTGCTCATCTGCAACTTGTTTAAGACGTGCACATGGTATTGGTAAAAACGAGGCTTTACCTGAAGTTGGAAAACTTACAAAAGTAAATTCTTATCCAGAACCTTATTGGATATTACCTATTCAAGGTAAATCCATCAGAATTTCTACAAAACAATTATACCAACAGCAGTTATTAGGTGAGCAACTTTTAAATTACGATATTGTTTGGAGATCTTTAAAACCAACTAAAAGAGATCCAGATCCTTACAGAGATTGGCTAGAGGAGTTAATGTCTAACAAACAAGATATGGAAGGATTCGATGGTGTAGAAGAACTTACTGATGTGTTTAATTCTAGAATGTCTAGGTTCTTGGAAGATGTAGAAGATACTACTGAGTTTGACCAAATTGATTCTGGTAACATCTGGAAAGATGATATTGAGATGAGATTTAAATTAGAAACCTTTAAAAACTTTATGAAAAAAATGGGTTATAATTGGAACGAAAAAGAATGTACGAAATTTTTAGAAACAGGAGGTGCACAACCTAAGTCTAAGTTCAAAGGTATACAATCTAGACATTGGGTAGTAGCGCTGCCAAAACAAAGTGAGCATAGAAATAAAGATGTCAAGTTCGTTAAAGCAAAAGCTGCGTGGGAAGACAATTAAAATATTTGGACCTCCAGGAACAGGTAAGACTGAAAACTTACTTAAAAGAGTTAAAAGATATTTGGAAAAAGGTTATTCACCAGATGAAATTTGTTACGTGTCGTTCACTAACAAAGCTGTTAATGAATGTGTTGCAAGGGTTAGGCAAAAGTTTAAAGGTTATGATGAAGATGCTTTCTCATATTTTAGAACATTACATTCTTTGGCCCGACAACAGTTTGCTGAAATTCCCGTATTAGATCCAAAAGCAGACCTGCTGATGTTTCATACTCAATACGGAACTGTAAAAGTTGGTTACAAAGATAACTACGATGATGCAAAAGTTTATAACAATTGGTCACTTCAAATATATGACAGGGCAAGAAACATGAAAGTAGATCCTGTGTGGTTGTACAAACAACAAACTAGAAAATCTGTTAGGCTGCAACAGTTTAAATCTATATTTCAGGTTACCAAGAATTTAAAACAATGGAGATGGAGGGTGGCCACCGAACAGCGGACAGGTTAGACTTTACCGACATGGTAGAAAAGTTTATTAAGGATGGCCTAGTCATTCCTTTTAAAATTTTAATGGTTGATGAAGCTCAGGATCTAACACCGCTGCAATGGGACATGGTTGTAAAGATAGCAGGTGCAGTGGAGAGAGTTTACATTGCAGGTGATGATGACCAAGCAATTTATGAATGGAACGGTGCAGATGTTGACCTATTTCAAAACTTTCCAGGNAAAACTTTAGTGTTAAAAAAGTCAGTAAGACTGAACAAAAACATACATTTCTTCTCCAAATGTTTACTAAATAGTATGGGNNATAATAGANTTCAGAAAGAATTTCANTCAAACGGTAAAGAAGGAGCTATTTACAGATGGGGTGGTTTAAAAAAAGTACCTTGGACTATGGATGGCAATTGGATGGTGTTGGCTAGGATAAATGATGTAAAAAAAGAGCTGCAGCAGGAGGCAAAAAGTTTAGGTTTATATTATCAAGATCAAAAAAATAATAAGTCTTTTGATCCTAATCAATTTTCAGCTATAAATTATTGGGAGAAGATTTGCGAAGGCGGCAGTATTACTAGAGAAGAAGCTACAACAATGTATGAATTTTTATTAAACATTGACCACGGATACCGGTCAACGGACAGTAAGAAATGGAGTTTTGCACATCCAAATCAAGTATTTACTTTTGATGAATTACATTTAAGGTGTGGTATGCGAGACGAAAAGGGTCTTTGGACTGAGGTATTTAAAAGAAAATTTAAAGATAAAGATAAAAAATATTTTCAAAAACTTATGAAGGAAGGTGTAGATTTATCACAACCTCCTAAAATAATAATAGATACAATACACCAGGTAAAAGGTGGTGAGGCAGACAATGTTGTCCTGGCGAGCAAATGTAATTTTCCATCACACTTTGATAAAAAGAATTTAGCAGATAAGGTAAAAGAACTTAGGGTTTGGTATACAGGTGCTACTAGATCTAAAAGCACACTCCATCTGTTGGGTACCTATCATCAATATAACTTTCCATTAGGAAAATATTATAAACAATATGAGGCTAACTATGTCAGATAAAAATATGTTCGATGAAGCATTTCCACAAGACAGGCAAATTGGAGGATCTCACTATCAACACTATTTAATTCAACCTTATGAATTTATTTCAAAAAATGAACTTACATTTTTTCAAGGTAACGTTGTAAAATATGTTTTGAGATATCCATTTAAAAATGGTATCGAAGATCTTGAAAAGATTAAACACTATTGTGATTTAGAAATACAAAAATTAAGAGATGCCAAAAAAAAGAAAAAATAAAACAATTAAATGTGAAGTGTGTAATACAATGAGTTCAGTGATCATTTATAAACAAATTTATTATTGTGGTGATTGTTACATATTTGAAACAAAAATACCTATGACTCAAGCAATACAAAATTTGTATACCGAAGGACAAGATTATAAATTAAAAAACTAATGACTCATCAATTAAATTTTATATACAACGACAGTGATTGGGTAGCTCCTGCAGAATACCCAGACTTATCTAAAGCAACCGAGATCGCAATTGACCTGGAGACTAAAGATCCAAATATAAAAACTAAAGGACCAGGATGGGCAACTTTTGATGGTGCGATAGTTGGTTTTGCTGTGGCTGCACTTGGCCAACAATGGTACTTTCCAATTCAACATGATGCTGGTGGTAATATGGATTTAGCCATCACCACGGCTTGGATGCAAGATATTTTAAAAACAGACGCTACTAAAATATTTCATAATGCAAGTTATGATGTGGGTTGGCTGCTTGTAAATGGTTTTGAGATTAAAGGTAAGATAGTTGATACAATGATTGCAGCAGCAATCATAAATGAAAATAGATTTAGTTTTAGTTTAAATGCTTGTGCTAAAGATTATTTAGGTGAAATTAAAAATGAAACGTTTTTGAATGAAAAAGCAAAAGAATGGGGAATTGACCCAAAAGCTGACATGTGGAGGCTGCCTGCGGGCTACGTAGGCTTCTATGCTGAGCAAGATGCAGGTCTAACCTTACGTTTATGGCAAGTGCTAAAAACAGAGCTATCTAAGCAGTCCCTACACGATGTGTGGGAAATGGAGATGGAATTATTGCCTATTTTAATTGATACTAGAAGAAGAGGTATAAGAGTTGATGAAGAGAAGGCTAGAAGTTTAAAAAAAGAATTTGTAGCTAAAGAAAAAACAATTTTACATGATATTAAAAAACAAACTACATTAGGTGTAGATATTTGGGCGGGAAGATCAGTGGCGCAAGTGTTTGACAGGATAGGTGTGGAGTACCCAAGGACACCGAAAACCGGAGAACCAAGCTTTACACAAAACTGGTTAGTAAATTGTGATAACCCAATAGCGCAAC